CAGGCTTTTGCCTTAACAGAACAGGAGCAGCACCAAGTGCTGCCAACCGTGCTTCCATTTGAGCTTCAGTGATCTCCGAGGATGGACCGCCTCGTAAATTTTGGTCAACTCCGGCCTGACGAAGCTCTTGCTTGATCAGCCTGCGCATCTGAGCTTCTCCATCTTCTTCTCTAGCACGATCGTCTTCATAAGCACCAACGTAATCACGTCCCTGTGCACGACCAGCATACTTTTTGCGCAATTTGCCAACTTCAGACATCACAAGATATCCTTGATCATCGACAAAACGTGATTGTCTCTCAGCAGCTTTATCAGCTTGTGAGAAATCTTCGAGCATTAGCCTTTCAGCAATTTGACCCGGAGATTCATCAATCATATAATATCCTTCATCATCAATGCCGAGCACGCCAGCTTTAGTCATCCGATCGATGACTTTGCCGCGCCACTCAACACCACGAGGGATATCTTGACCGAGACCAATCATTTTCTCACGCAAAGCAAACCAAAGAAATTTGGCTTGCTGAGAATCATTTGGAATTGCCCAGTTCTTGTCATAATCCAGATAAAGGTTTTTGTACCTTTCAGCACCTTGAGCCTTTTCTCCAGCACGACGCTCACCACGCACTTGCACTTTCTCCTGACGCCCAGTATTCAAAACTGCGCCAGCAATTATCGTCTTCACTTCAGGAAGCTCCACTTGACTCACTTTCTTGTGAGATGCTTCGAAGTCTTCCTTCCATTGACGACAATTTAACAATAATTTCACATCCCCAACAGGACACTGCCTTTTGCATCCAAAGCAAATTCCAGTGAATCCTGGGGTTGAACATGAATCACCATGTTGAACACAGTGATAATATTCATTGACAAAATGATTTTTTTGATCATCTGTCATGCGATCAAATTGTTCTTGAGTATAAAGAAAGTCCTTTGGAACCATAGCTTTTACTATCATGGCTTCCACTTGCTCCTTGGTAAGGAACATAGTCTTGGCAATTTCCTTCTTAGACTCAGAAACTTCAATACCTAAATATTGAGAAATAATATTTCGT